CGCGCTGAACTCGGAAGCGCAAAAGACCCTCGACAGAGTGCGGGCCGATGCAGAGTTCTATGCCTCGCGGGGGAGGGCCGGTTGCTGACCCCCGACTTCATCAACGGCAGTTTGGAGTTCGCGAGCGCTTGCCTCGTGCTGGTGAACGTGCGCCGGTTGATCCTCGACAAGAAGGTGCTGGGGGTATCACTGATCCCAACTGCGCTCTTCGACTTTTGGGGGTTTTGGAACCTCTACTACTATAGTCACCTAAACCAGTGGGCATCCCTCACCGGCGGGGGCTTCTTGCTCGTTGCTAATGTGTGGTGGACGGCCCTTGCGTTCTACTATGGTCGCGGCAAGCCCGAGCCAGCCCCAAAGGCATTCATGCGCGTGGTGGGTCCGCCCCATGCCGACGATTGCGACTGGCACTTCGAGCAATACGACTGGGAATGCACTTGCGGGCTGACGACGCCCCCGCGTGAGTACCCCGATACCGACATATCCGCCTCAATAGCATGTGTGCAGGAGCGTAGCCGGCTCGACGAGGCGCGATACGAGCAGCACCGGCTCACGAGGATGGGCTGATGAACTGGCCTACCGCCTTCATCCTGTTCGCAGGGGCATGGTTACTCGTGTTTGGGTTCCGCTGATGGCTGCCTACTACAACGAGTTCGATCCGTTCGCGGCCAATTGGCTGCGTGAACTCATAAAGGAAGGTTTAATTGCCGATGGAGTTGTCGACGAACGAAGCATCAAAGACGTGCAGCCAGGAGACTTGCGAGGGTTTACCCAGCACCATTTCTTCGCTGGGATCGGAGGATGGAGCTACGCCCTTCGTCTCGCAGGATGGCCCGACGATAAAGCCGTCTGGACCGGCTCGTGCCCCTGCCAGCCCTTCAGCGCCGCGGGACTCGAACTCGGGGCGGACGACGAGCGGCACCTGTGGCCGGAATTTCTGCGCCTCATATCGGAGCGCACGCCTTCAGTCGTCTTTGGCGAGCAAGTTAGCCGAGCGATTGGGCACGGTTGGCTCGACACCGTGGCGAATGACTTGGAAGCAAAAGGCTACGCTGTCGCGGCGGCGGTATTGCCAGCTTGTAGTGTCGGCGCCCCGCATACCAGGTATCGCATCTTCTTTGTGGCGGACGCCGACGGCCCGAGACTGGAAGGGGTACACGCGCCGGGAAGGGGAAAGTGTGTGCAATCAGCTGAAGAAGCTTTTTCCAAGCACAAGTGGCAAACCGACCCTGACGTTCTTCGCTCAATTGATGGGGTTTCCGCAAAATTGGATCGCCCTCCGTCCTATAAAGAAGCAATCCGCGGCCTCGGCAACGCAATCGTCCCGCAAGTCGCGGCAGAGTTCATAGGAGCCTACCTTGCTCCGTGAACGCAACACCATCGCGGAAGTGGCGGAGCATCTGAACGTGTCGCCGCGCACGATCAAGCGGCGCATCGCAAGTGGGTCACTCCCTTGCATTCGGGACGGCGGTATTGTAAGGCTCGCGGCCGAAACAGTGAGAGCCTACGAAACGCGTTGCACCAGCTATGGAAGCACCCCAACGGCACGTACTATGTCCTGTACGGCCCGCGCCTCAAAAGACGCGTTTCAACGGGGTCGCGAGAACGCCGCGCGGCTGAAACTTATCTCGCTCAATACATCGCAGGCGCCCAAGAAACGCCAATCCCCGATAGCCCCACCATCGGCGGCATCCTCGACGGCTACATAGAGCACCACAGCGCCAAAGTCCGATCGCCCGTATCCATGAAGACGGATGTAGAAGCGTTGCGCCCCCATTTCGGCGAGCTTCTCCCAAAGTCAATCTCCCCCAAAATTGTCAAAGACTACGCAATTAAGCGCCCCATCGAATACCGCCGAAAACGCGCGGTAGGCGCCGGGACGATTTTGCGCGAGATCGGCACGCTACGCGCAGCCCTGGCGTGGGCGGTCACGAACAAGTGGCTCGCTGAAGGCGAGATGCCGAAGATCGCAAACCCCGTGAAAACGCCGCGGCCCCGCGGTCGTTGGCTCACCAAGGACGAAGCACGCCGCTTGATAGCGGCTTGCCAGGAACCCCATATAAAAATCTTCGTCACGCTGGGGCTAATGACGGTGGCGAGGATGGGCGCCATGCTGGAGGCCAAATGGAGCCAGGTCGATTGGGAGCACAAACTCCTCGACTACGGCGAGGGCCACGGCAACAAGCACCGCGCCGTGGTGCCGCTGAATGACGAGGTCTTCGAGCTGCTCCAGGCCCAGCGCACGCTGGCGTTATCGGAGTTCATAATTGAGTACCGCAAGGCACGAGTTTTCACAGTGAAGAACGGGTTTTCAGCGGCCTGCCGTCGCGCCGGCCTTACCGATGTCACACCTCACATCCTACGCCACAGCGGCGCCACTTGGATGGCGATGGCCGCGGTCCCGATGAGGCAGATCGCAAGGATGCTGGGCGACAGCGAGGCCACCGCGGAGCGCGTCTACGCCAAATTTCACCCGGCCTATCTCGATCGTGCGGCGGGCGCGTTGCAGCTCTCTACGCCCGATTGCCTTACTTTGAAAGGCAAAGGCGCCCCGGAGGGCGCCTTACACGGTGCTTAAGCTATTGATTTAATGGTGCCGCAGGTGAGAATTGAACTCACGACCTACCCCTTACCAAGGGGTTGCGCAGGCCAGGAAAGCTGGCGTTTTCTGGCGATATACGGCCAGAAAGTGACCGTGGAGGACACATTGCCTTGCAGGTGTAAGGCGCTAGTCTCGGGGGTGTAAGGCGGTTCGCCCATGAAGGTCGCCAGGCTCGCTTCTGCGAGCGCACGGTCCTTGGTCTGTGTCGATAACTGCCGCTTCAGACGATGCCCGTACAGGATGTACCAGTACCCGTTGCGGTGGCGCCACAGCATAGGCTTTCCCCGCACCGCGACGCGATTAGGATTACTCGGCTCGTACACCCGAACGTTCACATAGCCGCGTTTGGTCGATTTAGAAACTGCTAGTCGATCGTTCGCCATTAGGTCCTCCCCTAGCTTTCTATGTCGTATTGGAACGTGGTCGATCTGCGCAGCGCTTCGTCCGCGTCACGGATGTCTTCGCGAGACATCTTGCGGGTATAGCGGTCGAACGCCTCACGTGCGAGCCGGTGCCCATTCTTAAGTTGCAGGCGGAAGAGTGCGATCTCTTCGTCGGAATAGAACTCATCGCTCACGGCCTATGCTCCTCAAAAAGAAAGGGTGTCGTCTGGCAGGATTGCCTTCACGTCTTCAGCCGATGGGATGGGAGCCCAGGCGAGAACCTTGCCCTCGATTGCCCAGTAGCAGTTCTGATATTCAAAATTGCTTTCATCATAGAACCAGCCTGTGGTCGGGCAACCGTCCTCGTGATCGTCTTCCGACCCGCAGATGCAATCGTCATATTCGAGCGGAAAGGCGTTGAGGTAGTACGCAGGCGTGACGTATTCCTTGCCCTCTCTGTGCCGCGCCATAATGATGAATGTTCGGTGAGACCCCTTCGGAACTTCCGGTGCTCCGTCTTGGGTAAACACAAGGCCAACGCGGTTTGGTGTCTCAGCTTTGGCGGGAACAGCTAGGACGGCGCTTGCTGCCGTCGAGCCGATGAATGTTCTGCGGTCCATGTCTTTCGCTCGTTTCAAACAGGGGTTGGAATTGGAACGCGACGGTTCCAACTATCTTCAAGGTTTTCCTTGCGGTCGAAGTGAACCGGCGAGGATGCACCGCACTGCTGGCAGCACACGCACGAGCCACCGAAATTCGGATCGCCCGACTCTTCGATGTCAACGCGCTCCGGCTTGCCGCCACAGAACGGGCACGGCTTCAGATCGCTCGCAGCCAAAGGGGTACTTGCTTGCTCTTTCGGCGCATCATGCCAGATGCGGTGCTCGTCGCGCGTCATGTGAAAGCGAAACCCGCAAGCCGCACACTCTCCATAGAAGCCCTCCATCCAGCTTCCGTCTGGCGTGAAGGTTACGTCTCTGCCTTCGCAATCACACATCATCGGCCTACGCTCCTATTTTGTAGTCTTTGAAAGACATCTGTCGTGAACTGGGCAGCAGTTAAATCCGTCGCCAGCCAAGCCGGTGCAAACGCATTCTATATCCACTTCAAATCTGCGCGGCACCTGACGACCACAGTTCGGGCACACTCTTGCTGCTAGGCTGGCCCGTGCCATTAGCTGTTGATAACCCGCGTGGTCAACGCTATTGACACACCTACTTCGAGTAGCAGACATCGAACCCCCCTTCCGCCGCTAGTGGAATATTCGGCAGCCACGCCGGACGCTTCGTCATAATCTCGGTCATAAAGTTCAGGCACTCTTCGCCTTCCGCCACCGGCGCGAGGGCAGCGTTCTCGTCATGCGTGGACATGACAAGCGGGTAGCGAGCGCGGATAGCGGGCATGGATTGGGACAGGACAACGCGCGAGAGCGCCTGCACAACGTTCTCGGTCATTAGCCCGCCGTACAGTCGCACCGGCGCACCGAAGCTGTTGAGCATGAGGCGGCCATAGCGGTCGCGCATTCTCCATTCGCCGTCTTCACGCACAATACCTGTGTAGTCGAGCGCAGTACCGTTCGGGAGTAGTACATATCCTCGGTGAATGACCATCGGACCCCAAGGATATTTCTCAGCTCGATCGTGCAAGAGCTGAATTGCTGTCTCGGCTTGACCCCAATACTCGACAACTTTGGGGTGCGTGTCGCGGTACGCCCGCACCCACTTAACAGCCGTATCCAAGTCAATTATTACCGGAGGGCCGCCCATCGCGCCGATGCGGAGTGTGCTCTTCAGCTTTGCGGCACCCGCACCGAAGCCCAGCATCAACTCTAGCACTTTGCCTACTTGGCGCTCGGCGGGGTTGTCTTTTTTGGTGATTGGGCGTCCATAGGCTTCGCTCGCTATTACGGAATACGGGTCCCCATCTGGGTTCTCCTTTGTCGGGAAGCGCGCGAGTACGTCCCACTGGCCGGCGAGACAGTTCAGCATCCGAGCTTCAATCTGCGACAAGTCGGCGACCACAATAACGTACCCCTCGGGCGCTTTGATGCACTTACGCAATTCGCTACCCCTTGGGAGGTTCTGCCAGTTCATGCCGTCACCGCCGGACCAGCGGAACGTGTGGGCACCGGCAAACTTCAGGTATACGCACATCGGCCCGCGCTCGTTCATAGCCAGCAAGCTCCGCAGGCGCGTCTCTTCCAGCGTCGACTTCACGGCCAGCCGCGTTGCGGCTAGTGCCTGAACGTCTGGATCGTCGTGCTCCAGCAAGCCCTTCATAAACGGGTCAGTCTTCGCGAGAGCGGGGATAGGCTTCGGCGAGCCGTCTTTGTTCGGCTTGCCGAGCTTGGTATCAACTTCAATACCGAAACGATCTTCCAGCAGTTCGGCGAACTGGTCTGTTGAGGAAAGCTGTTCTTTCGTCACCCCAAGCCGCTGCATGGCGTTGCGCTTGCGGCGGATCACACCGGCGAGCAGCTTACGGGCGCGCGGCCGATCGAGCGCAAGGCGCGGCTCGGTGAAGAGCCGTATCGTCTGGTCGATAATCGCCAGCTCGGCGTTCGGTATGCGCGGCTGCAAGCGGCTGAATATCTCGCGCGTCAGGTCTGCGTCGTGACAGGAATATTCCCCGAGATCACGCTCTAGGTAGTCGGGTAAGTCGCGGATGTTCTTCGTCGGCGCAAGCGCGCCACCCTTCGGCGGCAGCTCAAAGTGTATCGCTAATTGCTCCAGGCTATGCCTCTGGCGCGGCAGCGCCATGCGCGCCATCGAAAGCGTGTCTAGGTATAGTGCCGGATTTACGCCGTAATGGTGGGAGAGGATAAGACCGTCAAACTGAGCATGCTGGCACAGGAGCGCAACATCACCCCACGGGATTTGATTGAAGAACGCGGGTAGGTCGGCACCAGTAACCCACCGGGCGGGCTCTCGATCGTACTTGATCGCAGCACCGTGCGCCTTGAAGCGCGGGTCGCGAATATACTCTTCGGTCGACAGCTTTTTCAGCGTGTAATCGTCGGCCCAGTAGGTCTCGAAATCTAATGTGAGCAGGTGGGCCGGGAGTTGCATACGACGTATATAAGTGATCGTTCACCCACTTGTCAACTGAAACTAGGTGTTGACATACTTAAGCCAAATCAGTAGCTAGGTGGTGTTCAAAACAGAACACTTGCGGCGGGGTGTACCGCGTGCGTACTGTATTTAATGCCGATTTGTCACAGCTGACTACGCACAAAGGGCCTTTCGTGTCGCACCTCAGTTTGGTCGTCCCCTTCAAACCCGCTAATTCCGGGGGTTTGGTAGTCAAAAACGGTCGAAGTGCTAACGTAAAGATAATCGAGAAGGATGTGCCCCTCCCCGTAATAGGGTTGCACATGGCGCCGTTCTACACGCTCGGGGGAGTTATAGATGCGGGCGCCTACGGCAGCCAGATCGAGGCGACCGTGGCGCTGTTGTGGCGGGGGAGAATGCAGCTAGTCGCCTGTGCGGCGATTGCCTTGCTCGACTGTGACATTGTTCTCCCGACCGGCATGTGGGGTGGCGAGCAGGTTGTCGACGACATGCGTGAGCAAAGCTATGAGCCGCCGCGCGTTGTCTGGGCCAACCAGGCGTGAATAGCGCATGAACTCTGTCGTGATGCTGTCCTGCAAATTCGCAGCCTGTTCGAGCGAAGGCTCGGGCTCGGCCTGCCACTTCGGTTCTGGCGTTCTGCCGATGCTGATACGGAGGGCGCGCTCCAGTGGGGGGCCACCAGCACGCCACGCGCGTATCTTCTTCACTTCGTCCTCGGTGAAGCCCCGCGGCTGTACGCCAGTGCCGTATGCGAGCCAATGCGGATCGACCGCGAGGGCTTTGGCAAAAGCATTGTTGTACTTCGGGCTTCCCTTTGCGTTGCTGTTCTCCAGATTGGAGAGCAAGCTCTGCGAACACTTAACCTGCCGAGACAGTATATTGGCCCCGACACCCTTACGGTTGCGAGCCCAAAGTAGCCGTTCAGAAAATGTCGTGTCCAAAGTGTGTGTGCCCTTTCGTTGGTTTGTACCTGACCGCGCATATACGCCTGTGTGATTATTGTGGCAACCCCCGTTAACCGAAAATTAAGAGGTTCTCCGTGCTCCTTGGTGTAGACCCCGGCCTTTCTGGCGCGTTTTCAGTTTACAACCCTGAAAATAATTTAATACTAACATCTCGCATAGTGCCTACGCTAGAGCTTCGTCGTAACGGAAAATTAAAACGTTCAGTAGACATTCACCAACTGCTTCAACTAACACGCGACCTAGCAGTTCAGTTCCCCGGCCTATGCGCCTTTGTAGAGTTCGTCAGCGCGATGCGCGGGCAGGGGGTATCTTCGGTGTTCTCGTTCGGAGACACGTTCGGCTGCACCAAGACAGCCCTGGCCGCGGCGGGTATCCCCTATACATTCGTTACCCCTGGAGTTTGGAAGAAGGCCCTCGGCTGCACAGCCGACAAGGATCAAACGCTGCTGCGAGCGGGGCAACTTATGCCCTCTTCGGTGCATGAATGGACGCCGATACGAGGAGTGCGAGATAAAGAAGCCTGCAAAGGCATCGCAGAAGCAGCACTTATCGCGCTTTTTGGGGCTTCCAAAAATTTGTCTTGACCAATGGGTGAACGTTCACATATAACCCACCCCGTTCAGTTCAACCGAAAAGGAACCCAACAAAATGCAACTCTCAGACCTAGACAAACCAATCGACGAATTGATAGCGGGCGGAACCCCCGCCGTAGTGCTGGCAGAACTTCAAGCCGAGCTAGTCTCAGAAAAGCTCTCTCTGAAGCGCCGCGAAGAAGTGTTCAACGCTGTTCTCTCCCGTCTCTACGGCGACCAGGCACACACCGCATATCTGATTGCGAAGAAGGACACCGGCACCGTTCACATCCCGGCGTCGAACTCGCTCAACCTCACCGTCGACGTAGACAAGACCGTCGTTTGGGACCAAGCCATCTTGCGCAAGACGCTCGACAGCATGGCACCGGAAGACGCTCGCCACTACGCCAAAGTGAAGCTCGAAGTCGGCGAGAAAGAGTTCACCGCTGCCCCACCGGCAATCAAGACCGCGCTGCAACGCGCTCGCACCGTGAAGCCCGGCAAAATGAAGTTCACATTCAAAGTCGCGGAGGCTGCGTGATGGCGCACTATCGGAAGAAGCCCGTCGTCATCGAAGCGGTTCAAATTACCGCCTCGACATTCGACGCAGATCACCCGAACGACGAACACATCGCGGGTGTCGTCTACGACCCGCGCGAGCGTTGTGCCTTCATCAACACGCTTGAAGGACGTATGCGCGCGGACATGAACGATTGGATCATCAGAGGCGTGAAGGGCGAACTGTACCCGTGCAAGCCCGACATCTTCGCCGCAACATACGAGGCTGCATAATGGCCCTGGCAATCATCACCGCAGATCAGCGGCGCCAATCTGCCACCGTGAAGGGGCAGATTTGGGGGCAGGCTGGCGTAGGCAAGACAACCTTGCTGAAGACGCTGGACCCCGCGACAACACTCTGCCTCGACTTCGAGGCTGGGATGCTCTCAGTACAACGGGACGACGCATTCGGCCCGGCATGGCCCGGCGATAGCGTCAAGGTCGACACATGGCCGGAAGCGAAAGCTATCCTCGTCGCGTTTCAGGCTCGGCAACCGTTCCTCGCGAAGTACCGCACCGTGTTCATTGACAGCACCACCTTCGCGTCGAAGATGTGCTTGAAGTGGTGCCAGGAACAGCCCGCCGCGACTATCGAGAAAAATGGGGTCTCCAAGCCTGACATTTGGGCGATATTTCGGATGCTCTCCGAAGAAATGGTCGACTGGACGAAAGGATGGAAGCACCTCGACGGGATCAACGTTTGGCTCGTCGGCGGCCTGGAGCGCAAGAAGGTCGAGGGCGTCGTTGAATGGACGCCGCTACTCGACGGCATGAAGCTCCATACCGAACTGCCCTACATCATGGACTACAACCTTGTGATGGGTCGCTTCACCCACGAGGGCAAACCCTACACCGGGCTCTTCACGAACCCGATAGCGAACCCGGAATATGCTTATGTTCCGGTCAAGTCCCGCACGGCTCTCGATCCGATCGAAGCGCCGCACCTCGGGAAACTAATGGCGAAGGCCCTTGGCTTCTCGCCGACAACCGCACCGCCGCCGAGTGCCTTTCCAACAGAACTCGGCGACGGCACCACCTCACCAGACAACAACCAAAGCGAGGCAGCTTAACATGAACGACATGACCTATGACTTCAACAACGTAAAGCCCGACATCCGCGAGAACATCCCGGCTGGCATCCCGTTGTATCTGCAAATGAACTACACTCCCGGCGGGGCTGGCCCGAGTGGCATCCTCACGGCGAGCAAGCCCAGCGCGGAGAACCCCACGCCGGATACGAAGTATCTGAAAGCCGAGTTCACTGTGCTGCGCGGCCCATATAAGGGGCGCAAGTTCTGGTCGAACCTCACGCTGGAGGGCGGCCAGGTCGACGAGAAGGGCAACAGCAAAGCGCGTGCAATTGCGATGCAAACCCTCTTCAACATCATCGCCAGCGCACACGGCTTGAAGCGCGAAGACCCGAGCGCCGATGCAACGGCCATTCGCGCCCAGTACAGCGACTTGAAGAAGTTCAACGGAGTGCGGTTCTTTTCGCTCTCTTCGTTGAGCAAGCCGCAGAAGGGCTACCCGGAGAAGAACGAACTGGGTGGGCACTGGAACATCCTGACTGTGGACAGCTCGAAGTTCCCGACCGAAGCACAGCTTGACAACCCGACTGTCACAGCCGGCCCGAAGCTGGCAGTAGTCGCGGCTCTGCCGAGCTTTGTAACGGCACAGCAGCCGACGCAAGCGAACGGCGGCCAGTCTGCCGCTCCGAACTTCCCGCCTCCGGCAGCGGTTCCTACGCCAAACGGTTCACTTCCGGCGTGGATGCAATAATTAGGCGTTGACAAATGGGTGAACGTTCACCTAGCTTAGTAATTGTACGGCGGTTATGATCTAACAGGGAATAGGCCGGGCTAATAACCCGGCCTGTTTTTCCAGAATGAGGCTTCGTCCTCGGCAGCATGAAGCAGTAGATCGTAGCGTCGCCGCGCTCGCAAAGTTCAAGAATACCCTGCTCGTTGCGCCCACGGGTGCCGGCAAGACCATTATGCTTTCGGCTGTCACCGGGCAGCGCCTTCACCACACTGAGACAGGCGCGCCGAACAAGGCTCTAATCCTCCAGCACCGCGACGAACTCACGGATCAGAACGCCCGCAAGTTCAAGGCGCTGAACCCAAGCCTGCCTATCAGCATATTCGACGCCAAGAGCAAGTGCTGGAACGGGCGCGCCGTCTTCGGGATGGTGCAGACCCTCGCGCGCAATCTCGGCGCCATACACGCACTCGACATGCTGACGATCGACGAGGCGCATCACGCCCCGGCGGCCAGCTACACCAGCATCATCGAAGCGGCCCGCGCCAAGAACCCCGACGTTGCTATCTTCGGCGTTACTGCGACCCCGAACCGCGGGGACGGTGAGCCAATGCGGAAGGTCTTCGACAACGTCGCGGATCAGATCACCATCGGCGAGCTTATCTCTACCGGGCATTTGGTACGCCCGCGCACCTTCGCAATCGACGTAGGTGCGACCCAGGCACTCGCCGGTGTGCGCAAGCTTGCCAGCGACTTCGATATGAACGCTGTCGCGGCGATCATGGACCGCGAGATAATCACCGGCCGCGTCGTCGAGCTGTGGAAGAACGGCGACCCGGCGCGCAATCTCCCGGCCTGTGTCGATCGGCAAACTGTCGTGTTCTGTTCGACCGTTGCCCATGCCGAGCACGTCGCCACCGTCTTCCGCGAACACCAAGTAAGTGCCATGACAATCCACGGCGGGCTCTCTTCGTTCGATCGAGCCGAGACGCTGGCCCGCTATGCACATGGTGAGACGCGCGTGCTCGTGAACGTCGCCGTGCTCACTGAAGGGTGGGACAACCCCCCGACTTCCTGCGTCATCCTTCTGCGCCCGTCTTCGTACAAGTCAACGATGGTGCAGATGATCGGGCGCGGCCTTCGCACCGTCAACCCGGAGGAGTGGCCTGGTGTAGTCAAGACCGATTGCGTCGTGCTCGACTTCGGCACCGCAAGCCTCACACACGGCGCGCTCGAAGAAGACGCCAACCTAGACGGCAGAGAGCTAGGCGCATGCCCGCAGAAAGAATGCCCGGCATGCGGCGCCTCCATACCCATCAGCACGATGGAATGCCCGCTGTGCGGCTACCAGTTCGAGCGGCCAGAAGGCAGGACGCGCACCGAGCTTGGTGACTTCGTTCTCACCGAGATCGACCTACTAGCGAAGAGCAACTTCAAATGGGTCGATATATGGGGCGACGAGAAAGCCCTCATGGCGGCCGGTATGGACGCATGGGCGGGGCTCTTCTGGCTTAACGGTATGTGGCACGCCATCGGCGGCGATAAGAACGAAATGCACCACCTTGGAGTAGGCGAGCGCATTGTGGCGCTTGCGCTTGGTGACGACTACCTCAACAGCCACGAAGGCGACAACACCGCGCACAAGACGAAGCGTTGGCTTCGTGAACCGGCAACCGAGAAGCAATTGAAGATGCTCGGGCTAGACCCGTTCGATACCTCAGTAAGCAAATACAACGCCATGTGCCGGATCGGCTTCAAGTTCAACAAGCGCGCCATTCAAGGGCTAGTGACGCAGTACGCGAAAGAGAAGAAAGCGGCATGAGCCTCACCCTAACTCCAGCCATTCTCGAAGCGACTTATGAATTGCTGCGTACCGCGCCGCCGTTCAACAAGTGGAAGCTGCCACACGCTGACAGTGTGGAGTTCCATGTCAAGACCCTTCCGAGCGATCGAGTGGCGGACTACTGGTATAATAAATGCCTTAGCGATCCGCCCAACATACACATAATCCGCATTTGCGCAGTCAGCCACCCAACCATATTCGCGGTTCTCGAAAGCATGGCGCACGAGATCGTACACCTACATCAGCGCACCAATCTCGATCATGCCGTGAAGCGGCGCAGCGCGGCGCACGGCGCGAAGTTCAAACGCCTCGCCGCGCAGGTATGCAAGCGGCTTGGTTTTAACCCGGAGACGTTCTAATGCGTGAGCGATATAAAATCGTGCGGTATAGTGAGAGCGGGCATTGCTGCTTTACTGCTACCGTTGTCGATACGGAAAGTAGCGACTGCGTGGGCGATGACCGCGCCGTGTGCGAATGCTTCGATCTGGAAGACGCCAGACTAATTTGCGGCGCGCTTAATGCTGGAGTGCCTCGCTGATGCGCGACGTAAGCGACACCATCAACTACTACGTGAACGAAGCGTTCATGGCGAAGCGCGCGGCAGAAGCAAAGCGCGAATATGTCGGGGCGTCTGCGATCGGCGATGAATGCCTTCGCAAGCTGCAATTCAGTCTCTTGCAAGTGCCGCCAGATCACGAGCCAATCGGCAACATGCTTCGCATATGGGAAGCCGGGCACAGGTGGGAAGACATTCTCGCGGACTGGCTACGGATGGCAGGCTTCGAGCTGGAAGCACTGAACCCCGAGACCGGCAAGCAGTCGGGCTTCTCTGTACTCGGCGGAAGAGGCAAAGGACACTTCGACGGTATCATTCGCGGCGGCCCTTCGTGCTTCAAATACCCCTGCCTATGGGAGTGCAAGGCGCTCAATGTGAATAGCTGGCAGGACGTGAAGAAGAAGGGCCTGCAGGTGTCAAAGCCGATCTATGCGGCGCAAGTCGCAATCGGACAAGCCTATCTCGAATTGCACGAGAACCCGGCAATCTTCACGGCGCTCAACAAGAACACCGAAGAGCTTTACCACGAGCTTGTGCCGTTCGATCAGCCGCTCGCACAACGCATGAGTGACAAGATGGCGCAAGTGATCGAGGCGACCGCACACAAAGAAATCCTTCCGAGGGCCTATGCTGCATCCGACCATTTCCAATGTCGGCAGTTCTGTAGTTACTCGGAGAAATGCTGGAGCATGAAGAGATGAACACCCATTCTGAAATTATCACGTTAACCGACAAATTCATCCGAGAGGTACCCCGAGCCGCAAGTAAATATAGACTTTATTGTGATACAGAATGCGCCGGGCTATTGGTTTATGTAGGCGCGCGCAGGAAGACTTTTTACCTCGCGGTTAGCGGCACCCGCGTGCGGATTGGCCCTACGGAGTGGTTTTCCGTGGATAAAGCTCGCAAGCGCGCCGAAAAGATTAAGGCGGATCGTCTCGCGGCGAGGCACGGGCGCAGCACTTGCTCCCCCAGGCTATTCTTGACGGCAGAAAACGCGGAAGAACTCGCGCACTCAGACGCACCCGTTATTGGCGCCTCCATGGCAGTCAAGGGGCTTTTTCTTCGTGTCAGTAGACGCGGAGGGGTCGAACGCGGGGAGCAAGCAAAACGCCTTCTACAGGCGCGCTACTTATACACGCGCGCATGCCAGCCCAAGGAAATAACAATCTACGTTGGAAGCGCGTGGAAATTGGACTTTGAAACCGCCGTCGCTTGTGCGAAAAGGCTACAAACTGTTTTTGACGCCGCTAGCGGGCTCCCCAGCGAGCAAGTAAAAAGCAGGCTCGTGCGGGCAAAAAACGATTTCTTCAATCCGCGCACGGACGTTCACCCAGCGTGGGCCGCATGATAAACAAGCAATGCGAAGAATGCAGCAACGTGTTCGGCACCAACAGCATGGCCCGGAAAACATGCTCGCCAAAATGCCGCTGGGCGCGAAACGCGCGCCTGCGTGCGGCGTCGGTCAGAGCGCGCGCACAAGACGCGGAATATCGCGAGCGCCGTAACGAGAAACAGCGGCAAGTGCGATTGGTGAAGCCGAAGCCCATATGGCGATCAAAAACGCCCGTAAGGGGTTGTGTGGTGTGTGGGCGCGTCTTTCGCCCGTCCAAGCACCACTATACCATTTGCTCCCCTGAATGCAGGCAAAAACGTCACGACACTCGCGCGCCAAAGCCGTGTGTCGCGTGCGGGAAAGCTTTCAAGCCGATCAGCAACAGAAAAACATGCTCCCCCGGATGTAAAACCGAGAACGACCGCAAGAGGAACGCGGCTTATTTTAAAGCGTGGAAGGCGCGGAAGGGCCTATGACCATGCCTTCCCCCTTCCTTACTCCCGTCCAGCCCGACCCCACCCAGGCGCTAGCCTTTTTTAAGGCTATCTTCCCAGCGAGCGGCTGTGTCCACATGCGCGCCGTGCCTGAACCTAAAGAGGATGGCAGGCGACCAAGCAATCACCATTACATGCTCGACGAGAACTTTCCCGACACGTTGGCGAAGTTCCTCGAATATTGCTCGATCGAAAGCCGCGCGGCCTTCTTCCTCCCCGGCCTCACAGTACCCGGCAAGACGCACAAGGATGCGGTCGTCTCGCTGCCGTGCTTCCTAGTGGACTTCGACAAAGGAAACCCAGATGAAAGTCTTGCGAAAGCCGAAGCTCTTATCGGCCCGGCTAGTGTCGTCGTCGAGAGCGGCGGTTCAACCGAAAGCGGGCCGAAAATACATGCCTATTGGAAGCTCAGAACGCCCGCTACGCATGATGATATCGCCAAGGTGTGTGCGATCCGGGGGAAACTGGCAGAGAACTTTGGCGGCGATCCGTCATTTAGGCAGGAAGCGCAAGTTATACGTATTCCTGGTTCCATCTGGTTTAAGACCGGGACGCGTCTGGTAAAGCTTCGGACAATACGGCCCGAAGCCATATATGAACTATCGCGTATCTCAGATACGCTAAAGTTAGAAGCTCCCATTCCCGAGCGGGAACAATCCGCAGGGTATGACTTCAACAACGTCCTTTTGTTCCCGAGCGGGAGCGTGGACCGGGTAATGACCCAGACTATCCACGAGGGCGCCGTGGATGACATGACGCGCTTTGAAGGGGCTGGCAAAGCGATCGGCCACTTCATTCGCATGGTGCGTGAGGGCCGGTATCGTGATCTCGATGAAGCATGGGAGGCGGTGAAGGGCTGGAATAAGGCTACACTATGCCCCCCGTGGGAAGAAAGCAGGCTGCGAGTTGATTTCGACCGGCTTGTGAAGCAGGACATAGCCGAGAAGGGCGTCATTGTGCCCGTTGTTTCAGCCCTGGCAACGCAGCAGGCGGCCGGTTGGAATGTG